CACCGTGAACTGCTGCTCAATGGCAGTGTTCGGACCCACCGCAGTCGGGGTGAGCGTAGCCGTCAGCAGCATGGTGGCCGGGATGGCGGTGACCAGATAGGTTTCACCAGCGGTCGGGGTGATGGCAGCCGCCGTGTCGTTGGCGAAGTTCACCGCCAGGGTGTTGGTGGCCGACACGCGAGCCGACGGAGACAGGGCCAGACCCGCCTGCGTGGTGGGCTTGGTCACCACGACCAGCTGACCGGTGGCGAGACCCGTGACCGTCAGGGTCTGTTCAGCAGCCGTGTTGGCAGCCACAGACACCGGGGTCAGCGTCACAGCGTAGGTGGTCACCACACCCACATAGCCCTTAAGGGAGCCCTGCGAGGCCGGCTGCACGATGCCGGGGTTGGCACCGTAGAAGCCGATCAGGTCGGTGGACGAGGCACCAAGGACAGTGCCCTGGCTATTCTGATCCGAAAGTTGCTTCGGACCCTTCGTGGCAGTGGAGGCGGCGGAGACGACGGGCATGGTTCTGGTTCCTTACGAGGGCTTTACGAGCAGCATCTGCGGGTTGGACCAGCGTGTTTCCATGCCGGTCTTGATGGATTGAGCAATGGCGTCCTTGAACGGACCAAGCACTTCCTTGGTTGCCATCGGGCCGACCGGGAGGACACGGCCATCCTCAGTCCGCTCGACGACAACCTGGTAGAGATCCACCTTGAAGGGCGACTTCCACCCTTTAGGCATCTTTTTCCGTTCGAACATCTTTGCCTCAATCAGCCGGTCAGGCGCACGCCCAGTTCGGGGTAGAAGGTAGTCGTTCCGTAGAGGATGTCGATACGCGCGGGAAAAACGTCGTTATTGATGTCGTAAGCCCGGATGATCCGCATCGAGATCCCCTTGTAGGTTTCGCGAGCCTTGAAGTCGACGCCTTCCGGCAGCTCCAGCGGCACGGTGACGAGACCGAAGCAATCCTTCACGAAGCCGACGTTCTGCGGATAGGTCACGTTGGCGGTGCCGGAGATGACCGTCACACCGGCGAGGTTCGCAGGCGAGACAGACACGGTTTGGTAGGCACCCGTGGTGCTGATGGCCGGGTAGATCGGCAGCGTGGCGTTGCCGCTCGCGTCCGACGAGACCGGGCCGGTGACCAAGAAGTTCTGAAGGGCGCCGGTGGACTTGCGGGACTTCGGGTTGATCGCATACACGCCCGCGATGGTGATGACTTCACCGCCGAGGAACAGGTTGGTACGAGAAGCCGTCCAGCCGTTGGTGACGAGGTTCGAACCCGACTGGCTGGCACCGTTCACCACACCCGTACCGGCGTAGTTACCGTTGGTGAGGTTGGCCACGTTCTGGTCTTCGTAGATCTCGAAGTTGGCGATGTTCGCCAGGTAACCCTTCAGGGCGGGTTCAGCCACCGACTTCACGTAGACGCCGATGAGCGCATTCGCGAGCGCCCAGTAGGCGGCGGGGTTCAACACCAGCACGCGACCGTCCTGCGGCACCGCGCCTTCGTCCATCCGCTGACCGACAGCGGCCAGAGCAGCGAAACTGTTCGGAGCCGTACCAGCACCCTGCGGGCCGACCCAGTTCTGGAGGGAGGTGGTGTTTTGGAGAACGTCATAGTCTAGCTGGTTGGCAAGTTCGGCAGCAGCCGGCTTGATGTACCGCTCGGAGAACTCTTCCACCGTCAGCGTCAGATCCTGAGACGAGAACTGGAAGTCCACGTGCTTCTGGTTGGAGATCGTGATGCTGGTGGACGGTTCGCTGATGTCCTGGATGGACAGGCCCGGACCCGAGGACACGAGGAAGCGGTTGGGCTTGCGGATCGTGACCGAGGAACCGATCTTGACGAACTGGTTCTCGAACTGGCGGTTCACCTTACCGGCGGCGACCAGGTTGTTTTCGAGGATAACCAGCGTCTCCTTGGTGATGACGCTAGGATTAAGAAGAGCGTTGTTAGACATCCGAGGCTTCCTTATGACGCCCCGGATGTCCGAGGCTTAACGGCGACGAGAGGCAGCGATTTCGGAGGCACGCCTTGCAGCGTATTCCTCCATGGTTTCCTGGTCGGGAGATTTGGGACCGGCGTTGGAACGCGAACCAACAGGCTTGATTGGATCAGGCTTGCGGCTCGGCGTCGGTGCTTCAGACTGAGCACTCAACCGGGCTTCGATCTTCCCAATTTCACGAACAGCCTGGATCGGGTCCAGTTTGGCGATCCTTGCCGCAGTCTCGGGGTTCTGACCGAGATAATACGCGACAGCGGGACCGTCTTCCGACTCAAGCATGGCCTGCGCCATCGGCAGACTGATCTGGAGATCGTCGCGTTCGGCAACCGCCTCGAAGTCGGGGTGGTCAGCCATGAACGTTGCGCGGCGATCAGACCATTGAGCCTGTGTGCGCTCCATCTGAGCCTTTTGGCTTTCCTGAGAAACCCTTTGCCGCTCCTCTGCCCTCGCAAGCTGTTCAGCTCGGCGTGAGGACCAGTTGATCAGAGCCTCGTCATACGAATCAGGATCGTCGAACTGATGCCGCCCAGGGCGGGGATCGTCCGTCTCGACCTTCTTCGCCTCGGCCTTGGTGCTGATAGCTTCCAAAGCGCGAGAAAGGTCCTGCTGGAGTTGCGTGGCCTTCTCTTCAGCCGCCCGCCTCTTGTTGCGCTCAATAGTAATTTCGCGCTTCAACCAAGCCGGTGTGCCATCGGATTTGTCGTCCTTTGGACTTTCGCCTGCGGATTTCTCAGCAGTATCTGCCTTATCCTCTTTTTCCGGCTTGTCGTCAACTTGACCAGTCGGGTTAGCCTTGAACTGGGGGAAGTCCGAGGTCGCTGACGTCGGAGGCCCCGCCTTGGGGGTTGTTTCCATCGTCGTTGCGAGTTGATCCGGCATTCATCATTCCTTCTGGTTGCCCGCTTGATTGCGGTTTCGGTAGCGCAGACATCAGCTGCGTTACGTTCTGTGCCAGGTCCTCAATCTTTGATCCGACCTGTTTGTTCATGCTGTCTTCGGCCTTCTGGATGATGGCCATCAACTTGACTTCGAAGTCCGCATTGATCTTGGCCATCATGATGTCGCGGTCCTTCTGCTTGTCGTTAAGCTGGAACGCGGCTTGCTGGAGCTGGGCTTGTGCTGCCTTAAGCTCCTGCTGCATGTTGTTGATGGCCGCTTGCACTTGCGGGGGAATGTCCTTCATGTCCTGGCCCATCAGGTTCGCAGGGACAGCCTTGGCCAGACGGGTTGCCATCTCTTCAGCACCCGGCCAGTCCTGGTTCTTGGCAATGAGATCCGCGACGAGCTGGCCGGTCTGCGGCATGGCACGGACGAAGTCCATCATGCTCTCGCTGGCCTCAATGCGCTTGCTGGCATAGGACGGACCGATATCAACGGTTACACCGAACTTGCCGATGGTCGGGTTGAACACCTTCATCTTCTTGCCGTTCGGGCCGGGTTGTTCCTGGTAAGGAAGATTGGCCGACGGGTCGATGACCACCTTCTCTTCCTTGTCGTCCTCCCGCAGGATGGTGATCTGCCGCTTGGTGTCGTAGATCTTCGGGATGAGGTCGATGAGCTGCCGGCCACAGTGCTTCAGCGAACGTGCCAGGTTGTCCATGTAGTGGAACGAGCCAAGGTCGCCAGAGCGTCGAAGCTCTCTAATAGCGCGGCCAGACTCATCCATCATCCTTTCGTTAGGAGAGGCATCAAACCTGATCCCGGTCGTCGCCATCATGTCCTGAGCCGCCCCTTGTGCAGCCTGGACAACACCCGCAGGAACGCCCGCAAACTGCTGACGTTGCGGCGGTGGGGCGAGGGTCCCACCCAGCGACACACCTCGGTACGGGAGGTAGGGATAGTTCCTCACGTTGGCCGAGCGCCACTGTTCCTCGTAGCCTTCGATCTGCCCCTCTTCCACAATCCACGGAGCCTTCGGAGCCAGAGCGATCAGCTCGGTCTCGCTTGTCTTCCAGTAATTGTACATCCGCTGGGGGTCTTTGGCGTTTCGAATGACGCCGCTGTAGAACACCTTGCCCTCGATATCGATCTCTTCGCCGATGACGGGGATGATGGGTATCCACAGGCCGAGCCATTCAGACTCCTCTAGCACTTCGGTCGCGGTGATTTTGTACCATTTGATCTTGCGCTTCTCGGACTTGCGTTCGTCCACGATCTCCAGGGCACCGGACTTGATCATGTCCTTGGTCCGTTGGGCGAGATCGTCCTTCCAGCCGACGTAGCCGTTGGAGAGCTTGACCAAGTCCTCCATGTCGATCTTGGTCTCGAAGTACTCCGCAATGCGGATGCCGTCCTTGCTGGACCATTCCTTGTACTTGTCGCCAATGCCGCCCAGGTCATAGGCTTCCGTATCAGCGTCGGGATACTGAGCCTTGAACTCGTTTATGGGGATCATCTCGGTCACGAACGCATACTTGCAATCCGCGCCGTCTGGCTCCTGGTGGTCGGGGTCGAGGTAAACGGTGAACGGGTTGCGGATCCGCTCAATCTTGATCACCTGGTCGAAGCTGTCCGGTGCTTCCCAGTCGGTGCGGATGCGGAAATACCCGAACCCATTGGACACCGCCGACTCAAACGCCGTGTCATAGGCAATGTCTGCCGTGCTCTCGCGTTCAATGGCGCGGATCAGACCACGATACACCTTCGCTGCGTCAGGATCGGAGCGGTCCCCAACAGGCGACACGTTGATGGCTGGGCGGTTCTGGCGCTGGTCGTTGGTGATCTGGTGGACAAACGTTTGCATCTTGTTGATGGTCAAGCACGGGCGTTTGTCGGTGTTGCGCTGTGCAGCCACGTCAGCCGGCCACTGTTCGCCACGCTTGAACTTCAGATCCTCCAGCGCAGCCTTGCGGTTGTCGGACTCAGAGTCGATGCAGCGGGTCATGCGCTTGCGGGCGCGTTCCAGAACCTCGTCGTGGGTCTCTTCTTCCTTGCGCTTCTCGGTCCCGAGAGGCTTCCAGTCGTCGCCCCATTCGTCGTCGTCGTATGCCCTCTTGTCGCCCTTGCCCATCATCGGGCCGCGCTTGTTCATTCCCGCCTGGACAGACGGCATCTTGATCTTGCCGTCGTTGGGAGCTTTGCGGGGATTGTTCAATTCGGCCACGGGACTACCTCACCAGGGTCGAGGCCCAAGCGCATCGCCTCTTCAATCAATTCTAACGCTTCCGCCCGCTTTTGGCGATAGGCCCTGCCCTCGGGCATAGGGATCACCATGAAGTACTCTTGGCCTGCGTGGTCGAACATGGACAGCCTGACCGCATGACAGCCAAGCACCACCGACCAGAAGCGAAACTCCTTATGCACCCAGCCACCCTTGCGAGCCGCTCATGGTCGTCACCCGCAAGGCCGGCGGGGTCTTTGGCTTGGCGATCTTGTGAGCCACACCCAACGTCCTTAGCGCATCAGCGCCGTGAGAAGACCAATCATGGACAGGGCTAGACTTATACTCGCCAAGTCGAGAATTATAATCACGCCGATAATGGCTAAGCGCATCCAGTCCAGCCTTGCACCGCGTTTCGTCGAACCATAGCTTTGAGAAGAGCATCCGCGTCGCGTGGATTCCGTCCTCAAGCCCCAACGACGGCGCGGTCTCAAATTTGATGCCGAGGTCTCTAGCCGCTTCGATCCGAGAACGGCCAGTGCCAAGCTCTCGCACAGCAATGTCCGCCGGTGCCGTGTGTCGTCCATACAGATACCCCTTTTTGTCCAGGACTGCTGCATAGTGCGGGAAACCCTCGCCCGTGCATTCGTAGTAATCCACCACGCGGATCTCGCGGCCCACGTCTTGCGTGAACCAAATGCACATGGCATCGCGCATGCCGAGGTCCCACCAAGTATCCACCCTGACCGTAGGCTCGACAGGGACACGGGTGATCCGGCCCTCATTGCGAGCGGCCTGGAGCTGGTCGGTGTAGATCGCACCACCGACGATAGGCTCATCCCACCTACCATCAAGCAGGGCTCTGCGGGTCTGGTCGGGGAGCATCATCAGGCGTTCGCGATAGCCTGAGTTGGTCAGGTGCGGATTGTCATGCAGGCGCGAGGGGATGAAACGCCGACTCCATGTCTTGTCCCCGTATGTCGTGCGGGTGAATGTCGCATCACCCTCTGGCCCGATGCCGAACCTATCAGCGATCCACTTCGCTCCTGGTCCATCAGGGTTGCACGTGGCCCTCACGTACACCGGAACGTCCAGCCGATCGGGAGCACGTAGGCGGGAGATCATGTACTCGTAGGCGTGAGGCGAGGACCATTGCGCCAGCTCTTCCCAGCCGATCCACTGGAACTGCCGGGACTGGTAGCGCTGCACGTCACTGTCTCGGTCGAGGTAGCCAAACTCAATGCGGGCGCCAGACGGGAAGCGCCATTCGCTGCCTTGCGAGTTGAACTGAGCAGTCGGGCATATCACCGGATAGATTGCCCTGGTGCGGTCCACCACTTCCTTCAGCTCTGGGTAGGTCCTGCGGAGAATAAGCGCCCTATACTCCGCTTTGGTGTAGGCATCCCAGCCAAGCGCATCCATGATGAGGGCATCGGTCTTACCGCCCCCGGCTGCGCCGCCATACAACACCTCATCCTCTGGCGCTGCGAGGAACTCATGCTGCCGTGGGGTGGGCGTCCAGACTGTTGGGATCATTTGCCTTTGCGGGCTTGGTTCAGTGCAATGGCAATGGCCTGCTTCAACGGCTTGCCGGCCTTGCGCTCGGTCTTGATGTTCGAGCTGATAGCCTTGCGGGACTTACCCTTTTTCAGCGGCATCAGATCAGGTTCTGCACTGTAGATTCTGGCTGCCACATCTCCGCCAAGAGCATCATCGCTTCGTCTTGGTTCTCGCCTCGAGCCATGCGGACTGCCAGTGCGGCATTCAGCACCGACAGGTCAGGGTCATACAGTCCTTGGGTGTTGAACTCATCAAACATTTCGCGGCGCATCCTTCCTCGGAAGTTCAACCACACCCATCGGCATCAGCGTAGGATCCTGACCCACTGCGACAGATTGCTGGGACTTCCCATACCCTCTGTCCAGTAGCTCCTTGATCGCCGCCACTCTAACCGACTCTGTTTCCGACTGGAGCGCCAGCCTAGCAAGCTCTTGGATGATGTCACCCGCATGCTCACTGGCTAGCGCTCTGATGTCCACCTTGTCCTTTGATCCTTTGGGCCTACCTGGACCGGCTGTGCGTTTCAGGTTGGCAAGGCTTCGGGGGTTAACGGCCATCGGATTTTATTCGGTTAGTTACCGACTCACTTGGACTTCATCTTCATGCCGCCGTGCGGCTTGGTCGGGTGCTTCGGACCCATGGAACCGGAGACGCCCAGAGCGCCAGGAACGTGGCGGCTGTCCAGCATGCGGGGATGGTGCGGGCTGGTGGTTTGGATCTGGTGCATGGAC